ATTTTGCAGACGCTCATGATATTAAAATCCGTTCTACAGAAGGTGAATATTTACCTGTTCGTGAATATAAGAATCTTATTAATGAAGCAGTAAAATGGGATGATGCTAACATAGAGCAAATGATTGTTGATTATCAAGATGCTCCTGAAAAATCTTCTGGTATTCCCAATGCTCCATTCAAAAACTCCACTCAATGGTCCCTGCTTGCCATGAAGCGAATGGTCAGGTATGCTGCTGAGAATGGTTTTGATAAAATTGCATGGACAACTGGACAGCAGCAATTTGATAGATATGCTCAAGGCACTGAGGAAGAGAAGGCTAAAAGACTTCATGGTATGAAGGAATTTTATGATAAAATACTCCCGAATACTTTTAATGCAGAGTTTAATAAGAACAAGTGGGGGAATGCAAAAGTTGAAGTAGCTAATATTGGTGAAAATAAAACTAAATATTTTGTTATTACAAATAATAATTCATCATATGGATATGCTACTTTAAGTGATGCTGATATGATTATGGAGGCTCTTAAAGAAACATATCCGGAAAATACTTATAGTATTAGAGAAGATAATAATACTACGCAACAACTTTCCTTACCCATTACGAATCGCATGAAATCTAAGGCACTCCGTGAAGGTATGCCAATGTTCGAGGTTCGTGAAACCCCAGTTCAGAAGATTAGCGATGATGTTTATCATCAAATGTTTACCGAACGCAACAGTTTAGTTCGTACAATCGGCCAGACCTTACGAATGCGCGGACATGAAATCAAGCAACTCATTGACAAGGGATTGGGATCTATTTCAACTAGACTTAAGAACGTAGATCCTATGCTACGAGCAGAAATTAGAAACCTCGATTTTCGAACATCACAAAAGATTGTAACTGCCCTACGCATTGCTCATCCACTCCTGGAGAAGACCAAGCAAATGAGTCCACAAGACAAATTTGTTTGGGATGCAGCGAGACGTAACTCAGACGAGGTTAAGATAAAAGAGATCACAGAAAAATACAACATGACTGCTGATCAAGAAAAGCTGCGATCAGTCTTAGATCAAATTCGTCAGGATGCAATTGATGTTGGTTACGACGTAGGTTTCATTGAAGAATACTGGCCACGCATAATCAAGGATCAAGAAGGCTTTTTACAGGCAACTAAAGGAATTTCTCAACGTCCAGTTATTACTGATGCAATCAAAGTTTATGCAGACAAACTTGGAATGACAGTAGAAGATTTTGAGATTGAATATCCTGAACAAGCAGCAGATATTGCTAGCAACACAATACTTGGCAGGAACCTTGGACTTGGTGGACCAGGCAATATTCAAGCCAGGCAATATGAAACTGTTCCTCCAGAGTTGAATAAGTTTTACATGGATAGTGATGCAGCATTGATGCAATACATCTATAGTATGACCAAGAAAATTGAAGCCAGGCGTTTCTTTGGAAAGGTTCCAGAAAGAATAGCCAGCCTAAAGGCTGAGAAGAAACGAAAGCAGGTAATGCTCACAGAGTATGAAAAATCCAACAATGCTACAAGAATCGAAGATGTTTCTGGTGACCTAATAAGGATTGAACAAGAATTGGATAAGTACAAACTGCAGCGAGACTACACTGAGAATATTGGCACATATATTAATGACTTGCGAATGTCTGGTCGAATCCAAGCAGATGATGAAAAAGTAGTTAGGGATATTCTTGATGCTAGATTCCATGAACATGGAGCTACAGGAATAGTTAATGCCTACAAAAACATGTCATACATCGACGTGATGGGTTCACCAATATCTGCATTAACTCAGATCGGTGATTTGGCCTGGGCGATGTATGTTGGCAAAGTATGGACACCACGTGGCCTGGCTGACACAATTAAGAATGTAGGTAAAGCCATGACTAAGAATTCTGAAATAACTAAGGAAGATCTCGGGATTGAAAGGATAGCTCAAGAGTTTGCAGACGGCACTACGTTGGGGAATGCAGTAAGTTGGGTATTCAAAAAGGTTGGACTTGAACGAATAGATTCGATCGGCAAAGAGACTTTAATCAACAATGCGTTTAGCAACTACAAAGCTATGGCCAGCACAGAGGCTGGAAGAGCAACATTACTGAAGCAAATCAAGCCGATCTTTGGAACACAGTCTGAGAGTGTAATAAATGATTTGCTTGCAAACAATCCGACAGACAACGTAAAGATGTTGTTATATCATAGGTTGTTGGACTTTCAACCTGTAGCGCTTTCTGAAATGTCAGAGCAATACCTTAAGAGTGGAAATGGCCGAGTGTTTTATATGCTCAAGACATATACACTCAAGCAGTTTGATGTATTCAGAAATGAGGCTTGGCACAAAATTAAGACTGGCGAACGAGATCAGGTTATTGAAGGAATTGGTAACATGATCAAGCTGGTAAGTTTGCTTACACTTGCTAATGCTGGCGCAGATGAGTTGAAGGATTGGATGTTGGGTAAGGAAACAAAGTTTGAAGATAATGTGATTGAGAATTTTCTCACCATGGGTGGAGCATCAAAGTTTGTAAGGATGCAAACTACTAGAGAAGGTCTAGGATCTGGATTGATCGGGCAAATTTTGCCACCATTCAGATTTATAAATTCCATCAGTAAGGATCTTAACCAGTTGTATGGAGCCTACATTACGGGTGATACAATTGATTATGATCATACAAGAATTGTTGAGTCTATCCCGATTGGTGGTAAGCTTTATTATTGGCATTACGGCCGAGGTGAAGACTATAAAAAGAGTAGCAACGAACAAGAATTTGGTAAGATTAGCAAGGAAGTAGATGTATTCAAGAAACAGCTTGAAAATTCTGAAGATAAAAGAACTTTCTTGAACTCAAACCTGGATGACTTCAAGCAAATGAAGTTGTATGAAAACTTTCAAAGTGCTCTCAATCGGAACCAGGCAGTAATTAATAAATTGAAAAAGATTGATCAGACAACAAATGTGAGAGAAAGACTTGGGCAGTTGCAGCAGCAACGAGAGGTGATATTGAAAAGATATTTTGAAGTAAGATAAACTTTATAAAGCAATTAAACTAATAGGGCATGGAGAAATTCATGCCCTATTTTTCTTTCATCCTTCGTGATATGCAGTTGTGTTATCCGAATCTTCATCCTTACAGTTAGGACAAAGTCTACCAGTAAAATCTTTATGATGTTTTTTGCAGCGATGGATTTTACTTTCTTTCATTTGATTGTCTAAGAACTCTTCCCAAGGCATCATACTCATTACTCGCTGCATATCAGGATGAGCAGACTTTGCTGTTCGTAGCTTTCTGATATGTGACCATTCAGCTGCATCTGCCGTGATTATAATCTCGGTCTTTAGAGCATTAGGCAGGACGGCTCGGGCTTGCTGAGGTTTGAGTCCCAGCCAGAGCATACGATTGTATCGTTTTTCCTCGAAGGCACAGGAGGATAAAAACTCATCCTCCTGCGCAAAAGACCAAGCAGCAAACCCATTAGGTTCAATAAATTCCATATCCTTACCACCATAGTTCACATACCTAGTTGATTCCTGAGCAAAAGAGCATGGCCTGTGACGTACCAACTCATGGCTGACTCCACGATCACAGATAAACTTGGCGCTGTACCTGTGGAGTTCCTTGGGGATTTCGTCGTGAGGACATGGTTGCCAATCAGATATACCAATCAAGTCAGTAGGAATGTCAAAGAGGGCTCCGTAAGATTTTATGAATGCGTCTGTGTAGCTTGGTAGTCCGTTGGTTACTGCGTTCTGGTACCAAGCGGTAAGACTTCCTCCTATATAACAGACACCCGCAATTCGTCGGAATGTCAAATACTTACCTATGGCAGCAATTACGTGGTCGTCGTATTCAAAGCCGATAGGAAATCCCCTCACCACAAAATTCGAGTGCTCTACCATCGCCAGATGCCCAGCCTTGATCAGCTTCTTGACAAATTCTTCAGCACTATCTTCAGTGATCTTGTCTTCTGACTTATAGCAAGTTCTGCCTGCCATTTCAATGAACTTGAGTGTGGCATTATATTCTGTCGGTACTGCTCCAAAAAATTCAACACTTGGTTTGATTATTTTCATATCCTCATTCTCCATCTTCATGGGCTAAAGCTGCTATCAAATCATTATGCAAATCTTCTCTGGGATCAATTGCAAGGTCTTTTTGATCCTTCATTAACTGCACTTTTATATCAGCTAAAACTCTTATCTGAGCATAAAGTTGCTTAATCTTTTCCTCAATAGCAATTATACTAGCATCAGTTAGATCTTTGTGAAGAAACTCTCGCAGCAACGGAGCATTAATGTGTGCTCTATCAAGTGTTTTCAGATGTGCTTTCATTACTTATTCCCTCAACTATTTTAATACAATCTTTAATTGCCTGAATAGTTGCTGCTGCTGTAACACCGTTAGGAATTATTACGTTGGCAGCGTCTCTAGTTGGTTCGTTTTCACGCTCAAATAAGAAGGCTTGAAGTTTTTGCAACACTTTATATTTGAATGTAATTATTGGCATTATCACACCCTCCAGGTGTAGTTAATCACTTCAGCTAATGCATGGAACTTCTGGTTCAGTAGAATTGCCAGTTTTAATCACAGTTTGTTTTGCCAGCACAGGAAAAGCTTTAACAATTTTCTTCTCTGTTATATGACCAAGCGTAGCATTTAATCTCTTAACCATTCCAGCCAGCCAATCTCCATGAGATTTGAACTGTAACAATTCGCATTCATCTAGAGCATTTTGTAGGTCTAGTTCAGTTAGTTTCTTCATAAATTGCTCTCAACAAAATCTTTTATTAATGGCCCAAAGCCAAAAAGACTAAAATTGTATTGATCATTTAATTCATTTAACTCTTTTAATGAAATATAATCACAATGATTTAAAACAAGATGGGTTGGTTGATTAATCTTTATTGCTCTATTAACAAGTTCATATTGAAATCCTCCAACTCTTCTAACTCGTTTTGTTACTGTAGTGTATTCTTCTGGCCGATTTAATTCAGTCCAAGAAATTTCTTCTTCTAATGGTCCAGAATTTCCAGCAACTCTTATTGCTTTTGTTCTGCACACTAAAACAATTGTATCTACTGTTAATGGGCTTATTCCAATTTCTGATAGATACGATGCAGCTGTTGTGTCGCGAGATGTAACATAAGGATAATGTGGAGAATGATGAATGGATAATCCGAATCCCTGAGTTCCTTCAATTATTAATCTTTTAGCAGAATACATGATATCTATTGTATCTGCTATGTAAGGTTTAAGTGATTTAATTTCTCTTGCAAATATAATTCTATTACTTCTTAACAATTTATTTATCAATGCTGCTCCAGTACCAGAACAGGTTGAAGAAATGGATTTAAAATTGTTAAGTTCAAATGTTATATCTGTTCTATCAATGCATACAGCTTTTGGATCTATAAATACTTTGCCTGGAATGTTTTTAATTTCTTGCAAAACTTTAATTGGATCAATAAAACTTCCGGCAGAAATTATTGAAATAGCCCCAGATAAAGAGGCTCCAGGAAAGTTATTAAAAACTAATCCCTCAACTGTATGTCCAGAGTTTATTCCTCCAGATCTAACAACTACATCTGCATTTTGTTTCTTAGCAAAATACAAGGCTGTCTTTCCTTTACCTTCTGACCCATATTGGCCCCCAATAATAATAGTTGTTTTCATAAATTTATTCACTTAGACTCTGTTACTAATTGCCATGAGCGTACAGTTGCTTTAGCTCCACGTCTGGTTTTAAGTTTTAATTTATCACATCTTCCAGTATGTAAAGCAACTAATTCTGATGCACGTTTTTCAGTTGCACAAGTAGATGCTACATAATGCATACCTTTTCCCCACTGGATAGTAATTATGAATTTTTGGATTTCCATAAATATCCTTATTCATGCATGATTATTTTATCAATCTCTTGTTCTTCTTCAGCTAGTTTTGTATAAAGCATTCCTGCATAGTGTGCAATCTTTAGAAGATCAAGCTTCTGTTGGCCTTCACGAGAGTTCTTTCCATAACGATTTAGATATTTCTTCATTTGGGTGATAAAGTCAGATTCGCTAAATTCTGAACATTGATCTGATCCTTTATCTCCGTATTGTGGAACTGTATATTGCTCAATATGATTGAACACTCTTTTACTAAACTTTACCCATTCAATTGCACGTAATGAGGGAACAGGTTCGTAATCTTCTTCCGATGGAAAAGGATCGATTTGCATAGTTAAGCTCCATTCTTAAATTAACTTTTAGTAACTACATCAAGTAAATATGACCCAAAGACAGGACTTTTCCAATACTCACCATAGTAAATTACTTCACAATTACGTAATCCTCCAAGTTGTTCTTCTCTATTTACATAACAAACAAATTTATCTTTAGGATTAACATTATTTTCATGACAATAAGATAAAAATTGATCATAATTTTTAGTAATAATTATTTTTAGTAATAATTATTTTTAGTTTTACTGGAAATTTCATTTTTACCCCTCTAGGTTCGGTATAACAATTCCTCTATTCACCAACTCAAAAAAGCATCTCTTAGTTGCGCTGATATCTGCATAAGCATCATGCGCTCCATCAAATCTTTCACCAAATAAGTGTTCATGCAACTCGGTTAGCTTGGGCCATTTTGCACGGCCAGCCTTGTTTTTTAGGCCACACATTTTTACCACAGCCTTATCTTTCATGGTACAATGGTTTGGCAAGTCAAGATAGAAAGCACTTCTTGCTTCATCGGATAGCTCTTCCAGGTTGCGTTCCATCATCTGATAAACATAGTTCCAATCAAAAGCAAAGTTATGACAGACTACCAGGTCTGCCTGTCTGAGCATCAAGCCAAATTGTTCAGCAGCAATTAGTTCGTCTATCCCTTCAGTGTCTGCTCTTTCAATGGTGATTCCATGCACTTCTTGTGCATAATAATTCATTGATCGACCATTACTTTTGATGATGACATTCATTTGATCAAATTCTTCTTCTTGACTGGCAAGAATAGCACCGATCTGTACTGTCCACGCCTGCTCGGGATCATTGGCAGAAAGAGCTTTTTTAATAAAATCTGAAGTTTCAGTGTCAAAGAATAATACTTTTGTCACTGGTGTCATTTAGTTCTCCTTTATTAATTTACTTTTATCTATCAACCATAGATTGTAGATCTATTTTTCTTAATTCCCAATCAAGCTTACTATCATGAGTGTTATTAATTTGCTCAAGTTGTTCTTCAAGAATCTTTATTGCATCATTAGCAGGACCTCCATTATGCCAAAGAGCAATTGCCTCCCTAACTCTATTTTGATTAAAAATAATTTTATACTTCATTTAGTTCTTCTCCATTTGATTTTTAATAACATTTCTATCCATCAACCTAAAGATTGTTCTGTCAAGATATGTTGGATCACGAATCTTTTGTTTCTTCTTAATTGTGGTGTACATGCAAGTTGTGGCAGAATTCTCTGCCTTAAGTATTCCAGATTGTTCAGCCATTTCAACATATCCACGTAGCTGAGGAATGTTGTCTACATCTAGGTGAAAGTTCCTCACTAGTTCTGTCCATTCAAAAGATTCGTGAGCATCAATGAATGAAAGTATCTTTGCATAGATGTTAGCCTGACTGGACAAGCCTAAACCATAGAAAGCGTTTGGCATCTCAAGTTCTGTTGCCTGCATTATTGCCAAGGCTTGCTCAAAATGTTCAGCCGTAATGATCATATCATCAGATTCAGCGGCACATACAAGCATACAGACCTTATTCAGATGCAAGGGCCTCCTATGATTATAACCTAAGAATCGCTCACTTGGCACACCTGACTCGTCATAGTCTTGCTCATACCAACGCACATAAGTTTTGAGAAAATCCTTACTTAGGGTGAATTGTCCAGATAAGTTTGCAATTTCCTGTAAGTCGTTTTCTAACTTCTTTTGTGTATCTTCCTCTTCTTCAGTCAAGAATTGCAAGGCTCTTCTTTGCTTGGGGCCTTGGCCAACTACAAAGATGATCCTAGAGATCAAGCCACCACCAACAGCGTCTTGACTCAGCTTAGATTGCAAAAGACTAGGAGTTATGCAACCAAAAAGCGTTAGCCAACAATTAGATATGTCTTCAGTCTTTCTGGCAAGGGTTTTATACTTCCAAGTATCTGCACAATCAAACAGATCAGTCAGGGATGCTAGGAGCATTTGGTCTCTGTCGTTCAGAAAGACTTGAAATTCTTCTGACCATATTGATACGCTCTTATGTTTGCGAGTAAGTCCAGCATGATCGACATAAGTATCTTCGCTGTCCATGAGTTCTCTGTACAACGCCTGGGTTGAGCCTAGTGAATCTGCGCCGATATTAACATCTAGTTTTTGTACAAAGCTCTTTGCAATTTTCATGGCTGTGCCTTTCCGTCCTCCAGGTGGACCGACAAGAGATACGAATAA